GNCGCNNNCCACCTNCGTNTCNNCNTCCAGGTACAGCACCGCCTGCCANTCTTTCGGCGCCAGCTCATACGCNTTCANCTTGGCCCGCCGCCCGCCAATGTCGCTGTCCGGCTGTTTGATNANAATATCCTCGGCCCCGATCTTGCTGGCCGCGCATAGCGCAATCGGAATCTCCGGCATAAATCGCTTGGCGCTTTCCATCATGCGCTTGGCGCACTTGCGCGCCGGGTCGCCAAANGCNACNCAGTAGATGCCTCGTGTGCTCATAAAAATAATTCCTCAAATATGGCCCGATGTTGCTCACACCACGCCGTAATCGAATATGGCTCAGTCGCCGCCCGCAGCGCCGCCCGGTCCACCGTTGGCCGCTGCCTGATCGCCTCGGCCAGCGCCCGTTCGGCGTCTTGCACGTTGCCGGGCTTGTAGCGGTGGATGCCCGCCACGTCCGGCAATTCGTCCAACAACCCCACTTTTCTCGGTATTACCACGGAGCCGCCGCAGCTCAGCACTTCCAGAGGTGGCATCGGTACGCCTTCCACCAGCGCAGTCACCACCAAAATATCCAGGCTCTGGTAAAAGTCCGCCATCTCGCTCCACTTGTAGCGTCTCGTCGGCACCGGCCAGCCCCGGCCCGACGCCCGCCACTCCACCTGTTGCCCCGGTTTGCTGCCCACCAGCCGCCTGGCCAGCGTCTCGCCCTTGCGCCCGTTGGAGTAGCTAAAGCCGCTCAATCCCGCTGTCAGCCGCCGCCCGGCCTGTTTTTTGGGGATCGTGAATCGATCCCGCTCCACCGGGGGCCACACCTGCGCCGACGGCCCAAAGTCAGCCACCACCCGGCCGTACATCACCGCCGTCACCAGCCGCAGTTGCACCCGCTCAGCCACGCTCATGAACAGTTTGGCCTTGCCATTGCCCGGCGGTTGCGTCTCCAGGTGCGTAAAATAGGCCGCCACCGGCTTATCTTTGGGCCACGGTTTCAACAGCGGCGCTTCAAAATAGCCACTCAGATAGATCACATCGGCGCTAAAATCGGGCCTGGCCGTCAAATCCCAGCCCAGGTTGTCTCGTAGATATCGGCCAAATCGGGGTATCACCCGATCCTCCGTCAGATTTCGACATACAATATTCACGGCCAGGCCCACTTCCTACTCCCTACTACCCGCTTTGCGTCCCTACTACCTATTCCCTTATGATCCGCTCAGGAAATCCACTTCCACAAAAGCGGTCGGCCGGATCACACCCATGGCCGCCCGCAACTCGCAGCGGATCGCCACCATATTGCGGATGAAAAAATCGGCGTGACTGTCGCTCACCGCAATGGTCGCCTGCTCCCGATCCCACAACACCATCTTGCGCCAGTTGCCCAGATAGCCGGTGCCCTGGGTCAAAAAGAACGATTGGGCCACGGGGACTCCCCACAGGGTTTTCATACCCTGCCGCATCGGCCCGCCCCAGTAATACTGGCCTTGCAGGTCCTGCAACAGGTCAAACGACTCCCAATCCTGCGGGTTCATCAGCCAGGCTGTTGGCATCTGCCGCCCGTTGATCAACAGGTTGGTAATGGCCATCCGGGCCGTCACCGCAATNTCGGTCGTAAACGCCTGCGCCAGAATGCCGGCCGTGTTGGCCAGCCCGGTGAANTTTTCGCCGATGCCGTCGCCGTTGAGCATCTGGTTCTCCAGCTCCTCGTTCACGTCCGCCCGCAACTCGCTGTCGATCAACCCGCGCAATTGCGGCACATCCGCCANAGCCCNGGTCGTGGCCGGCTTCCAGATGGCGATGGTCTTCACGGTTGCGCTCTGNCGCAGCCAGCGGTTCACGCCCTCCGGCTTTTCGCCGCTCACCTCGCCGGTGGACCCGCTGTAGGTGGTCACGTTGGCCTCCGGCACGGTCGCCGATTCGGTCGCCTGCCGGGTCTGGATCACCCACTCTACCGTGTCGCTGGTGGTCTGGCGCACGTCGATCAACTGCCGCAGGGTCAGCGGATAGCGCCCCAGCTCCTCATAGATGCCGGANTGATCCGCCACCACAAACGCCCCGGCGCTCACGTCGCTNNAGCCGGTGATCANCTCCTTNCGNTGCAGNCCATAGCCGTCNAACAGNCCTTTGACCANAACCGGGTCGCTGGTAAATCCNTTGATCCCGGCCAGCCGCCCGCCGGGAGCGTACCGCTTCATAAAGCTCTGCCACTCCTCAGACTCCACAAACATCTGGCCCAGGCTGCCGCCCGCTTTGGCTTTGGCCTGGCCGCCGTTGGGTTTGCCTGCCGTTTTGGCCTGCGCAAACATCTGGCTAAAGTGGTCGATATCCTTGATCAGCGACTCGTTTTTGCGCTCTTCGGTGATGGCCAGCTCGATCTGGCGCACCTCATCCAGGGTCTTCTGGATCAAATCCTGTTCAGTCTGGCTGAAATCCCGCTCCTCGGTCACCACCTGCTGCCGCAGGGCCTCGATATCGGTCCACTTACCCTGCATCTGCTCCATTAACTGCTGTGATTTTAACATCTCAGACCCCCTCCAATCGGGTCTTGATTACTGTCAACTCCAACAAATCGATCATAGTAATTATGTCAACGCTCGACTTACCCGCCCGGGCCTCGTCTTCGTCAATCGCCGCTTCAAATGTGCCCTCGTGATCCCGGCAATGGGCCTTTGCCTCGTCCGCCGTCCAGCTATCTTTGGGATAGCGGTACGCCTGCTCCGTCATCGCCGCCTCGCCTTCCAGTCTGGCCATAATCACGCTGTACTGTTTGCCTTCATGCTCCCTGGTTGTCCGCCTGAAACTGCCCGCCTCAAAATCAGCCGGGTCTCGCAGCCGGCAGGCGTGCTCGTTGGGATAGGGCTTCTC